ATTCTCTCAGCTGTCGAAAAAGGCTCGCGAACTCGGGTACATGGTCCCGACGATTAAGTACGGAGCTATCCCCGAAGAGCCTTACGAAGGTGCTACGGTTCTCGAGGCACAAAAAGGTGCGTATTATACCCCTATTACTGCCCTAGATTTCGAAGCCCTGTATCCTAGTATCATGATGGCACATAATCTCTGTTACTCTACGTACGTGATGAACGAGAAAGACTATGGAAACGTCCCCGGTGTTGAATATGAAACCTTCAAAGTTGGTGAGAAGACGTATAAGTTTGCCCAGGGTGTACCGAGTCTTCTTCCAGCTATCCTTCTCGAGCTTAAACAGTTTCGCAAAAAGGCGAAGAAGGATATGGCCGCAGCTACAGGTTCGATGAAAGAAGTCTACAACGGTAAACAGTTGGCGTACAAGATTTCCATGAACTCTGTGTATGGTTTCACCGGTGCGGGTAAGGGTATTCTTCCGTGTGTACCTATCGCCTCTACGACGACGTGTAGGGGTCGTGGTATGATTGAAGAGACGAAGAACTATGTAGAGGCTAACTTTCCCGGTGCCAAGGTCAGGTACGGGGACACGGATTCCGTCATGGTCGAGTTTGACGTCGGTGAGCGTAAGGGTAAGGAAGCGATCGAGTACAGTTGGGAATTGGGTGAGAGAGCCGCAGAAGAGTGTAGCGCCCTGTTCAAAAAACCAAACAATTTGGAGCTCGAAAAGGTCTATTGGCCGTACTTTTTGTATTCGAAAAAGCGTTACGCCGCTAAACTGTGGACAAAGGGAAAAGATGACCAGATGCACATGGACTACATAGACGTGAAGGGTCTCCAGCTCGTACGCCGAGACAATACACCACACGTCCGAGAAGTCTGTAAGGAACTCCTCGATGTAGTGCTCGACGCCCCGGATACCGGTCCGCCTAAGGAACTGGCACGGGAACGTGCGTCTCAGCTCCTCGCCGGTGAGGTACCGAACGAGAAGCTCATCCTGAGTCAGTCTCTCGCCGATACATACAAGGTTGGTGGTAAATCTGTATCGATCATGAGCCCTGAAAGTATGCACATTAACCAAGCGCACGTACAAGTGGTTAATAAGATGCGCCAACGTAAGCCCGGTTCGGAGCCCCAATCGGGTGATCGTGTACCTTACCTACTCACCAAGACGGATAACCCCAAAGCCAAAGCTTTTGAAAAATCTGAAGACCCAAAATACGTAGAAGAAAACAACGTCCCTATTGACTATCACTACTACTTCGAAAACAAGTTTCTAAACCCTGTGTGCGACCTACTCGATCCACTGTACGAGAATACCAAACAGGAAATCTTTGGTGACATCATAGCTGAACATAAACCCCAAAAGAAGAAGACTGGTCCAGCCCTGAGTACCATGAAACGAGAACAGCTCGTCGAAGAGTGTCAAAAGAACAACTTGGACGATACGGGTAAGGTTGCAGAACTTCGAGATCGTATTAAAGCATTTCGACAAAGACAAAATTCGGTTGACGACTTATTTAAAAATTACGAACAAAGTATGAGTAAGGATGAGTAACAAACGTATCGTCAAAATTGTTATGGAAAATGTGAAACAACTCATCAGTGATCAACTTCCCGCTCTCATCGAGGATGCGATCGACGAAATCGTACACGAAAAGGTGGATGAAGAACTCTCGCAAAGTGGGCGAGAGAAGATGGCTGAGGTTCTTGACCATATCCACAAAAAACATCAGATCCCTCTCGACCTCTTACTGCGCGACGGGGAAGAGGCATACAACACGGACATCTGCAAGGGAATCATCAAGGATTCCAACGGTACCACACGTAGGTGTAGCTTCAAGGCTAAGTGTGAGGGGTACTGTAAGTTCCACAAGGAACAGGGTGAGAAAATCCAGAGACGTACGCTGACTAGTGACGATCATTTCGAAAACGCGTGTAACGAAATTGATGAAGCGCGTTCGGAGCTTAGAGATTTGGGTATATTTTAGTGTAATGAACAAATCGACTATTCTACTATCATCAATCAACAGCTTTTATGGAGACGAAAAGAATCGAACTAAACTCATGAACATCTTAGACAAAACAAGTGGCATTTCACTCAGGAATCTTGAGTGGTTTATCACGAACTACGCGAAAAAGAATAACACATCTTATACCACCACCGATGGTAAACTCTTCACTGTACACTGTGCGTACAAGAGTAGTCTTGATGGCTATTCGAAGAAACTCTTTGATCCCTTCTGTCGGTCAGCCAAGTTTGCGTATACTATTCCGGGTACATCTCAGGAAATTCATACAACGCTGGCACAGCTGAATTTCATAAAATGGTGCATCAAGAATAACATCATCGAGTACATCGCGAACAACAAGAACTCGCTGTTTAGTAAGCAAGTGACATGAAACCCTTGTCAAAAATATACGTCTGATACCCCGTGTAGTACATGTGAAGTGAATACGTCTTTGTCGCCGTGTCGACGAGCGAATTCGCAGACGTGTCTAATTTCACTTCAATCGAAGTCTTATCGGATTGTATCTGACTAAAATCCAAGTTCCCCGATGGTTCCACATTAATCGGATTCATCGAGAAACTGTATGTGTATATGTTGCGTATAGGCCTGGAAAGCCTGTTCCTGAACGGAATCAGGTACTTGTAATAATTGTGATTTGTGTTGGATACGTTTGGTAATCGCTCACCGTTTATGTAAAAACTCGCCTCGCTCATGATCGGGTAGAAGAATGTCTGAACCTCATCGAAATTGACGTTGGACGAAAAGTTGAAACGGTTTTGGTAATACTTTTCTTCTTGTACGAGCTTACCACCCGAAGAGTCTGACGCATCCTCAAATTCGGTGTTGCGTAAGAACCAGTGAATACACTTCACCGGAATGTCTGGAACGAGATTGTTTCTGATGATGTCTTTATTTAAATCGCTCACTATGGTCGGGTGTTTACGTACGATATCTGTCACGAACGTTTGACGCTCCGTCGCAAAAAACTTGCGCTCTTCAGGGCTCACAGTAATCTCTTCGGTGATGAGTCTAAACTCTGGAAGCTGTATAGCCGAACCGGTATCTGTGAAGAACGATTGTTTGTGAAACTCCAACTCAAACTCAATCTTTTGGCGATGCACCGCACATATGGGAAAGTATGGACGGTTGGGTTTATTCGAAGTGTATTCATCACTCGCATACTTCCTCGAAAAGAAGAAGTGGAGGGGAATCACGAGATCAGATGAGTACTGCGCATAATCGTCGAAGTTGTCTAGAGTGGAATCATCGTAACCAATACTTCTATTCACAAGAAACCTATTCGCCACCTTTTCAGACATTTCTAAATAAAGCTCATCGTATATGATTCCCCAGTCATCGTGAATTTTCTCCACCTCGAGTTCATCGACAAACATGGTGACACTCTTGAGAATGTGTCTACCCAATTGATCCGCAAAGTTTTTACCTGCACCGAAATCGGACAAACCGGGCATGGTGATACTCAACCACATGTTACTCAAAAGATCACCCATATTTTGAGGGTGAAACTGAACCTTTATCGTTTGACCAAATGGCCACCCGGTCACCTGACCCGGGTTAATGATATTACGACTTCTGTGATACTTCCTAAATTCAGAGTGTCGTGTCATGTCCCGGTCCTTAAAGAACGAGTCTTCTGGGTCTTTGGAAAGTAAGTGTAGATCTTGCTTTCCAATAGCTTTGAGAGAAATCTTAGCGGCTTCACCCATACTTATCTATTGTCTACATATTTTTAATATCCGTTTCCCACATGTTCACGGGTGTTGTAGACCTCATAAGCTCGAGTTCCCTTTTCGCCTGTTCGGATTCCTTCAGAAGTTCTCGTACACTTTCTTCCGTGTATTGAACGGTCTTAATGTTTAGGAGATAGTCCCAAGACCCATTGATTTGGGGGAAGAGACTGGAAAGTTGGTTCTCAAGTTCTTGCTTTTTACGGCGGAAGACGACGATGTCACCGTTGATGACCATAGTGACAAACTTCGACTTGTATTCACACATCTTCGATTTTGCCTCGAGAACCTTGATGAGATACTCTTTTCGTTTTTTGTAATACTCGTAACGGAGTTTGATGAAGTCACTCAAAATTTCTTCGGGTGTGTTGTACTTGTGAATACCCCGCGTCGGGTGGAAAAGATGCATGTTTGATGTACGAATAACCTTTTCCAGTTTAAGATCCTTCACGACATCCTTACCATTATACTCTTGAATGAGGAAATCCACATTTTCCGTCGTACTGTTATTGGTAAAGCTACCGATGATCTTCTTTTCGACGAGGCTATCCAGGTGTTCTTTGTAATCCTGTGTCCACCGACCCGGTGGAAGTTCAGTCACCTTGATCGTCTTACCGACACACGTCCAAAGACCCTGGGTCATCCATGAATCGTCATCTTGTTCGAAAACTTTACCCTTGAAACCCCTGAACCACGGCTTCATTCGCTTGAGGCTCTTGTTGTGGAGAAAGTTGAGAATGTTCTCACGGATATCCTCCGGGTTGAACGGAGGTACGTAGCAACTGAAGCCGGTACCAATGCCTTCTGTACCATTCACGAGAACCATAGGAAGGGTAGGCATGTAAAAGTCGGGTTCGATGGAGCGACCATCATCATCCAAATAGTTGAGAATGGCGTCATCCTTGGGGTCGAAAATCTTTCGGGCCTCGGGTGTCAGTCGTGTGAAGATGTACCTCGTCTGGCTGGCATCCTTGCCGCCCATGAGCCTGGTTCCGAACTGCCCACAGGGTTCCAGAAGATTTATGTTGTTACTGCCCGTATAGTCATTCGCCAACTTCACGATCGTTTCTGCAAGGGATACTTCACCGTGATGATAGGCACTCTTCTCAGCCACAAAAGCAGCCAGCTGCGCCACCTTCATCTCACCGGTCAGATTCTTTTGGAAACAGGAATACATAACCTTCCTTTGAGACGGTTTGAGTCCATCACACACGTGGGCGATGGAACGCTTGAGGTCTGCGAGTGAAAAGTTTACGAGGTCCTTGTGTACAAAGTCTGTGATGTTTAGATTTTTTACGTTACCATATGGAATTTCGAGGTCCTTTGGATTTTTTGCTGTACTCTCCAGAAGCCACGTCTTACGGTCATCAGCCTTCTTTTTGTCAAAAGCCAAGACGATAGACTCGTCGGTCATGGTGTCAACATCAAACTTGACTGTGAGGTCCTCGATTTTAGAGAAATACTCACGGGCTTCTTTTGAGGTCGAGGTACCGAGACCCTTGTAGTACTTGATGCGCCACCCAGATTGACCATTACCATACCACGTGCGAAATGCTGAATCCGTGTAGAAGGATTTCGTTTGGGTACCACGAGTAGCCTTGATGATAGGTGTCACCATAGATACCACGAAACCCAATTTGAGGAGACTGGGCCAGAAATAATGCAGTTGATTGAGAATCAACCCCTTAATGTGGGAACCATCGTTATCAGCGTCAGTCATAATCATGAGACGACCGTAGCGAAGCTCTGATACGTTGTTGTACTCCCTGCCTTGTTGCAAACCAAGAATCTTCTTCAAGTCATTGAATTCCTGGTTCGAAGTCAACTGCGCGACAGAGGCATCACGCACGTTCTTGCATTTTCCCCGAAGAGGAAAGACTCCGTAGTGATCCCTTCCAACCACAGAGAGACCGGCGACAGCGAGGGTCTTCGCCGAGTCACCCTCAGTCACGATGAGTGTGCACCGTCCAGATTGAGCTGTACCTGCCTTGTTGGCATCATCGAGCTTTGGGATTCCGGTGATTTTACTCTTACGAGCTCCTCCATCAGTCTTAGCCAGTTCCTTCATCTCCTTGAATTTCGAAAGCGCCGTGAGTTCATCTGAAACACCCGTCTTCAAAACGTTTTTGACAAAGGTTTTGGGCATCTCAAATTTGGACCCAAAATCTTGAGCCTTGAGGGTACACTCAGACTTGACCTGACTCGAGAAGGTTGGGTTCTCGAGGGTTGCCTTCACGAAGATGGCGAACGTGTTTTTGACCTGTTGAGGCTTGAGCTTGATCTTCTTGGCCATCTCTTCGATAATTCCAGAAGCGATGAGTGAGGCAGCATGGTCAACATGCGTACCACCCTTAGTGGTGCAGATACCGTTCACGAACGATACCTGTTGCATTCCATCCTCAGATGGTCCGACACATACGGACCAGCGGTCGGTTGTAGCACTGTGTACTTTGTCAAAGCCGTGCATCTTCGCATAAGCTTCAAAGTTTTGTTTGGGAAGAACTTCACCATTAAACTTCACTTTGCAATTTGCTGAAGTACAGATGTTCGCGTCCCACACCCTCTTTTGAAAAATCTTGTAGATGGAGTTGTCCATTTTAGACATCTTGAAACGTCCCCAATCTGGGGTGAAAGTTACAGCCACGGAAGATGTAGCACCTGCATGTTTTTTGATTTTTGGAGGTTCACAAACGGACATATTTTTGGACCATTTTTGGGTATATGTTTGCTTCGTTTCGTGGTCTTTGATGACCACAGAGAATTCCGATGAGTAAATATTGGTCAATTTGGCTCCATAACCATTCCTGCCTCCCACAATCCGCTTTTGGCTGTCATCATAGTTGGTACTTGTTAGGAGATGTCCAAATACGAGTTCGGGATTCCAAACATTTTCCTTGTCGTTAAACTTGATACCGATACCTCCGAGTGGCCCGTTGTTTTCAATAGTGACCGCACCAGTCTCTTTCTCAATAGAAACAGAGATGGCTGTCACATTCTTGGGATGAAGGGAGTTACGATCGATCGCATTCACGAGGATCTCGTCGAAGATTTTCAATAGGGCTGGGGAGTACTTGA